TCAATCTAGTATATTTAAAATTTCCTTTTCCTCATAAAATTTTATATGAGTATATGTCTTTAATGTTGTTTTTATATCTGAATGCCCCAATCTATATTGAACTAAATGGGGAGGAATATTGTTCTGAATTAAAAAAGTAGCGTGACTATGTCTTAGTCCATGATGGCTAATTTGTATATTTAAAGCCTTACAAGCTCTTTTTAATGTACTTTTATTAAAACCACTTGTATGAGGAATCCCTTTTTCTCTACAAAATATAAAATCCTGATTGTCCTTATGCTCTGTAATAAATTCTTTATATATTTTTAAGTCTTCTAGCAGAGACTTTGGGAGATGTATTATTCTAGTAGACTGTTTAGTTTTAGGCTTATTTATTATAAAATTTCCATGTGTTAAAGAATAAACAGATTTTCTTATAAAAACTGTTCCTTTGACAAAATCTATATCTTCCCATTGCAGACCTCTTGCTTCTCCATTCCTCATACCTGTTTTAAATAACAATTTCAAATAGAGAATTTCTTCTGTTCTATCTTCTTTGTCTTTTTGGATGTATCTTATTATATCTTCAAATTGCTCTAAATTTATAATTTTTGTGACTTTATATTCTGTAAATTTTAGGGGATTTATTAAATCCCCTATATTTACCTTTGTATGTCCCAGTATAAAGGACTCTTTTAAAAACTTTTTTATAAGTCTTATTAACCTAGCAACTAGGTTATTATTATATTTTCCATAGCATTTTTCTTTTAAAAGAATAATGTCCTCTACAGTAATTTCTTTTAAATCTTTATCTAAAATCTCTTTACTTTGTTTAAACATATTATTTGTAGTTGTATATGTTACTGTATAACTAGAGCTCCTAACCCTAGTTTTTAATTCTCTAAAATGAATATCTAGCATATCTTTAAGCGTCATTTTTATCACCTAAAGTTCTAAGATATTTTATAATATTTTCTTGAAATCCTCCTATCTTACAAAAGAATTCTGTATTCTTTGTATAGATAGTTTCTTTAAAAAATTCTAGGTATTTCTCTTGTCCTTTTACAGTTCTATCTTTTATATCATTGTGGAAATCTATCCAAGCTTTTCTAATTCTTATAGCTTGTGCCACATCTGCTGGTTTACCTATTAACTCTGGATAACCTGCTTCTATAAATTCTTTTTGTGCCTTTTCATTTTCTATTTTTTGTCTTTCTTCCTGTGCTTTTTTATAACATTTGTAACACAAGTTTCTATCTGCATTTTCTACTTTCCAATATTCCCCTTTTTCAACAGCCACTGTTCCTTCATGCCCACACCCGAATTTAACTTTATATGTTTTCATATTTTATTCCTCCTTATTTTTTAATGATAATTATAATTATTACTGTTAAAACAAGAAGTACCGTGGACACGATTATCAATCTTTTATTTTCTTTCTTCATATGGTATAATATACATGAGGTGGGGAGGTTCACTCCCCTTACTCTCTTATCTTGTTAAGTAAACAACTGCTATTATAGCCAGATTGTTAATTAATAAGATTAAGATAAAAGTTTTGTGTAGAGTTGGTAGGTCTTTCCCGAGAGATACCAACTCTTTTATTATTTGCCTCATGTTATTTCCTTCACCTCCTTTCTATAAATTAATTATAATACTTTATTTTAATTTTGTCAATACGAAATTAAAATATTTTTAATTTTATATTTACATTTTTAAAATAAAATGTTAATATGAGTTAAGAGGTGGTAATATGGCTGGTATTAAAGGTCAAAAAAGCGGTGGACATTCTACTAAAGGAGTAGCTGGAAGAAAAGCAAAAGGATATATAAAAAAACAATATTCCCTGCCTCCAGATGTAGCTGAATGGCTAGATGAACATGGGAAAAGTGAAAAAGTAATTGAATTAGTAAAGGAAAAAATGGACAAAGAAAAATAGAAAGCAGAGAGATTATTCCCTCTGCTTATCTTTTTTTTATATCTTTATCTCTACATTGTTCTAATGCCAATTTAAGCTTTTCTGGTATAGGTATTCCTAATATTGCAGCATTTTCTAAAATAGATAAAAATTCTGTTGCTACATAAAACATTAATACAAGGGTTCTTATCCCCATACCTTGCAAAATCATATCCATCTGGGTAGCTGCTACAATTATAACAAGAATAATTAATTTCTTTCTTAATCCTTTGTAGGCTCTGTTAGAATTGGCATTTTTGTTTTTAAAGCCTTTTGCAACTCCTGTTATATAATCAAGTACCATCATTATTAATAATGCCCTAAACAAATTATCAAAGCCTCCTATTAAAAAAATAGAAACGCTTATCCAGCTAGTCCAGGTCATAGCTAAACCTATTTTTGCTAAATTTATATATTCTTTTAGTAGTCCATCCATTATGTTCCTCCAGCTTTATATTTTAATACCTGCTCTTAATCCCCCAACTATATTGCTCTCTCCTTTAAAGTCTGTTCTTCCCTCTACAAAGCCTTCTATATATCCCTTACTATTAACATCTTGCTCCATTTGTTTTGTAGTCTTTAATATTTCCTGTGGAGTTCCATTTGCTGCTGTTTCTAAAATTTTATTTAAAATAGTAAGTTGTTTTTCTTTGCTACCTTTAAAAACTTTTTGCAAGTATTTTAACGCGTCCTCTATGGAATTAATAATAAAGGTTTCTGGAATAAGCCATGCAAAATATTTTGGTATTTTCTTCTTTAATTCTTTTATTGCATACTGTAACTTCTCTTTTCCTTGTCCAGACATAAACTCTTCCTCTGCTTGTATTACAATATAATAAGCAGTTGCTCTTACAATTTCTTTTAGAGTATTTCTTTTGTATCTGTATAATAAAATGATTCCAACTATAACAAATACTATAATCCCTATTGTTTCTTTATTCATTTTACATCTCCCCCCTTATATAATTTTATCTCTCTTTCTCTTCTACCTTGTAAAACTGGCAATATCTTGCCCCCTCCATAAATCCATCTCCTAAATTGTGCCTCTATTTCTTCTATAGGAGCAGAAGAATTTATTTTATTAACTAAAGCACTTTTAGAAAATGCTCCCTCTCCTACATTAAAAGCAAAGCTTACTAAAGCATCAAATTCCCTTTGTTTTAAAGATACTCTTATACTTTTATTAACTACATCTTCAAAACGCTTTATATCGCTTTTTAAGAACTCCCTTGATTGTTCCTTAGTTATCTTCATACCCTTTTTAACATCTTTTCCTGTATGTCCTACACCTATAGTCCAAACTTTCGCTGGACATAAATATGCTGTTAAAACTTCCCCTTCTTCTTTTATAATAAATTCTATTCCTTTTTCACTTATTTTCATTTTTCTCCTCCTAGTGATGTAGTAGAAGCTATTGCAATATTATTTATTTCTATTTCTAGCATTCCCATCTTTTCTACTACAAGCTCTATTTCCTCTAAAGTGCTAAATTTAGAACTTTCTAGTAATTTTTTATCTTCTTCTAGTTTAGAGTATTCTAAAATCTTGTCTTTTCTTATTGCTACTAACTCTTCTCTAGTTATTCTTTCCACCCAGTTTGGAGATTGCCACTCTATTTTATACCCTTCTGGCTTTTTTATTTTTCTTATTTCTCCATTTTCTATTATTTCCCCATCTTCTAATAATTCTATTTTGTTGTCTAAAAGAATTAATTCCTCTCTTGTTTTTTCCCTTATAACAGCATTATCTAAAATAGGATTATTATATTTTTCTAATGCTGCATACATAGTATTATCCCAGTCTGGATAGAATAAAACAGGATTTTCCTTAAACTCTTCCATACTATTTATATAAGGCTGTGCTATTATTTCTAAATCTTTATTATAAACATATATTATTTGTTCCATTTTTCTCTCCTTTTTGTAATTTTATTTGTTAAATATTCTAATTTTTACTATATGTAAATTATTGAATTTCATCAAAAATTTAAGTTTATTATATTTCGAAAGTTCCGAAATAATAAGGATTTATAAATTTTAAAATAAAGCTGTAGTTGATCCAAAAGTTAAGAGCAAAATTTTTTTAAAACTTTGTAAATTCAATAAAATCAAGGTATTTCAATCTTGAAACTTTATAAAAAATTGTGTAAATTCAATAATTTAACCAGTTTTTTGACTTAAATTAAGCCTTTTTCTCTACGAATTTGCAAAATTTTCTGACGATTTTCTGTACCTGTTTTTGCTTTAATATAATGTTCCACAGTAGTTTTGGTATCCATATGGTTTGCAAACTCTGCGGCTGTATTTATATCACTCCAATTTTTTAGTAGATTTACAGCTGTTTTTCTAAGAGTATGGGGATATAATTTATTGTATCCTATCAGCTCCCCTATTCTCTTAATCCTGTTTCTTATAGTACTTTGAGCCATCTGCCTGTATTCTTTATTTTCTTTGGTAATAAAGATATAATCTATATCTATGTTATTGTTTTTTCTGTACTCTATCCATTCCCTTAAAATTTTTTCTGTATTATCTAAAAAAATGACATCTACCATCTTGTTCCCTTTTTCCCTAACTCCTGTAAAATAACCATTTTTTAAATCTAATTGGCTAAAAGTAAGGTTTTGTACAGCCGATATTCTGCAAGCACTTTCCAGAAATAATTCCCATAAAAGCCTAGATTGGATATCAAATTTTTTATAATTATGTTGCATAAGTATTCTAGCTTTTATAATATCCTCTATATTTAAAAAGTAACTTTCTCTTCTCTTATCAAATGCCCCCTTTCTTAAACGATCTAACTTGTGCATGAAAGGGTGATGGGAGATAAGATCTCTTTTTACAGCCCAAATATAAAAACTTGAAATAGCTGTAAGCTTATTATTTATAGTCTGGTTATTATTCCCAGAATCTCTACAGAAATTTATGTATCTTTCTAAAACAGATACACAATTTTTAATAGTGCTATCACTCAGCAATAGCCTGTTCCCCTCATTTTTTTGTAGATATTGCATAAACTGTAGCATATTACTTTTATACACCCTATATGTAGTATTGAGCGTTTCAAAGTTCCTAGCTTTGTTACTTTCTAAGTACATCTCATATACCTCTAAATTTGCTTTATTATAACTCTTCATTTCCATTTCCTCCTGTTATACTTTCTTAGCATATATAGTATAACAGAAGTCATTAATTACAGAATTTAACTAACATTAGTATTGAAACAATATGGGAAGGAGCTTCAACTTGGGATAAAACTCTTTCTTTAAATAAAGATTTAAGAAGTTATAAATTAATTATTTTTGTTTTTTCAGGAACATATAACAATACAATCTTTTATAATCCCCTGATATATCCAATAAAAAAAACTGAAAATAGTTTTTCGATTATTTTAACTGATACTTGGGGAGGAACAGTTCATACTATAAATACTATCAATGGAACTATTACATATGCTGGATTTTATAATGGCTCAAGTCATGGTGACAATACATTCAGAAGAATAATAGGAATTAAATTTTAATCCCAACTATTGATTTTATTGTTATTAAATCATCATAGGCTTTGAAGTTTAAGATTGTATCACTTTTCTTTGTGACAAATAGTCCTATAGCATAATTGTGTCCACCATCACCACCACGAGTAATATTTATTCCTTGTTCTACAGCACTTTTAAGAACAAGTGCAACTCTGTAGAATCCTTGTTTATCCATATTTAAGTTAAATTTAAATTGAATAGAGAGTATTTTATAATTTGAAATATTAGAATTTAAAATAACATCCATATTTTGCCCACTGGAAATAGATTTAACTGTATCATAAAGAATATCTTCAGAATATATATTGAAATTCTGTAATTAATTACTTCTATATGGAAAAAATACAAGTGATTGAGAATCGTAACCTCCAGAACAATAAACAGTATCTCCTATACCTACTTGATAAATAAGTCTATTAGCTGCAGCATCACGAGTTTTATAATTAAAGTCGTTTCCATTTATTGTGATGGTAATAGTTAAATTGTTTGAAGCATAAAAATAAATTTGAATGATTCCATTTTTAACAATTGTATTATTTTGCCCCCAAGTCAATCTTTGAGGATTTGAATAATCAGGAATTATACTTAAATTCTGTAATTACAGAATTTAAATATAATTCCAACAAAACTTTGGACAGGAAGTATAGCAAATACTACATTACAAATTTCAGCATTAAAAAATTATTCTGTTATTTTTTGTAATGTAAATTTACACGGATTAAATAGCTATGTTTTTATAAAAAATGTTACTGGGGGAGGTGATGACGATGCTGATAATGCCAAAGGTTCTGGGTTTACTTTAAATTTTACTGATAGTTCATTGACAATAAAAACAGTGAGAAATAATTATTCTACTCCTACATTGACAGGAATATGGGGAATAATGTAATCAATACCCTATTGCTACAAATGAAAATGGGCTTTGAGTTCCACTACTATGAATTTTAAAACTTGAAGTATTAATAATATTTATTCCTAAGTTATTACCCCAAGAGTCATTTCGCAGATGTTCAGCTTGAGCATTAACTATATAATTAGTAGTGGTAAAAATTATAGGTAAAGTTATAGTTATTGTACTGTCTTGACCTATTGCTATACCTCTTCTATAAGCAATTTTTAAACCAATTATTTTTTCTTTAAACCAAAATCCATTACTATTAGAACCACTTTCCCAATTGGATAAATTCTGTAATTTCGCCAACAAGTCATTATTCGAAATAGCTTCGAATTTTGTGCTATCTGCGTAATTTAAAGAATTTGCAACAGTACATTTATAAGTTTTTTTAGTAGTATTATCATAATAGGCTGTTCCTACCACTTTGCTTGTTGTTGTATTTAAAGAACCACCATATGGGATTCCTAAAATTTCTGCTAACTTACTACCTTCCATAACAGTTCCTGCTGTAGTTCCATAAGTTATAGCTGTTGTGTCTCCTTTTGGTCCTATATCTCCTTTTTCTCCTTTTGGTCCTTGTATGCCTTGTTCTCCCTTGTCCCCTTTCTCTCCCTTTGGTCCTGCTACTCCTTGTAATCCCTGTATTCCTTGTGGTCCTGCTGGTCCTTTATCTCCTTTTGGTCCTGTTGCCCCTATGTCTCCTTTATCTCCCTTTGGTCCTGCTACTCCCTGTATTCCCTGTGCACCTGCTGGTCCTACATCTCCTTTATCCCCCTTCTCTCCTTTTGGTCCTTGTATTCCTCGTGGTCCTGTCTCTCCTTTTTCTCCTTTTAAATTTACATAATTATAGGCAGTTTCTCCTTCTACCCTTATTCCTAGTTCTGTTCCATTCCAATTAAATTCCAAAGATTTTCCCTGTGGTCCTATAAGAGATAACAACCATTCTTCTTCTGTTCCTTCAAACCCATTGTCTGTTGCTATTTCATAAGCATTTTCGCCATCTTCTACAATAAAAATATCTGTAGTACCATCTGTATATGTAAATTCATATGTTGTTTCTGGTCCTTGTTTCCCTTTTTTTAATAAAGAAAATATTCCCCTTCCTGTATCCCCTTTTATTCCTTGTATTCCCTTATCTCCTTTTTTAGATTCTATCTCTCCTATTACTACATTATTTTCTAAAATTACCTCATATATATTATTTCCATTTGCTAGAGTTTCTTTATATTTTAATTCTTTTATAGAAAGCCCTCTTGGTCCTCTTACTACTTCTGCACTTGCTTTTAATGTCATTCCACTTTTTCCCATTATATCAACCCCCATACTCCTTCTACTCTTCCAGTATAACCATCTTTTGGTCCAGGGTAATGGTTTACAGTAACTTGCAGTTCTCCATTCCATAAAGCACTTATAGCTCCACCACCATATCTAACTCCATCTCTAGATGCAATTCTTTGCCCTGGAATCATTATTAAAAAATGTATATCACTTTCTGTTCCCCCAGCTTTTATCATTAAAACCTTATATTTCTTAGCTTTTTCATCTAGCGTTATACTTCTGCTGCCTCCGTAAATGTTAAAACTTCCATTAATATCTACCTTTTCAACAGCATTCATGTCATCTAAGGATATTGTTCCAGTGTGTTTCCTTACTGCTTCCATGTTATTTGTCCATTCTATTTCTCCATTTTTTGGATTTTTATATGGTAACCCTGCTCCTTCTGGAATTGTTCCTTCTGTTTTTACTGTAGAACTACAATAAATATCCCCCACCTCTATGCTTTTATCTATATTTCTGCAAACTATCTTCCCAGCAGTATTTTTATTGTCTACATCTTGCTTTAACACTGTTTCTTTAAAAAAAGCTTTCATTATTTTAAAAGTATTCACTAAATTATCCCAGTTTATATTTAAGATATGCCCAAATTTTATATTTTTTATTGGTTTATTTAAATGGGTTTCTTCTTTGGCATAAACTTCTGGATTTTCTACTTCTGTTATTTTATCAATCATTCTTTCTAATTCATTTTTATCTAAATCAGCCACTTTTTACCTCCTGTATATAATAATTTCCTTATCTTCTTTTATATTACTGTCATTATAAAGCCATTTATTAAGCTTATACTTTACCTTTCCACCACCTGTTATAGTTGTATAACAGCTCATTTCTCCCTCTTCTCCTATCTCTATATTATGTTGTATAGAGTAAGCTCTAAGATATAAAGGTGTATCTGTTATATTTTCTTGGAAATACCAGAGCTGGTCGTTAAGTTTTAACTTTGGCATTAAATCCATACTCATGTTGTAGTTTACAACTGGGTCTTTAAGGTCTGCCAGTGCCTGTTCTGCAAACTTCTGGGCTCTTTCCTCTGTGTTTATTATGTCCTCTGTTACATCTAGCCCTAGCGTTATTCTATTTTGTCTATATCTGTCTATACTGTCTTGGTCTCTAAGCTCTATCGTTTTGGTATTGTTCCCATCGTTTTTATCTTTATATATAACCTCTACTATATTTCTAACTCTTTTTAAATCTCCACTATAAGTAAAATCTTCTATAAGGTCTTTTTTTAGTATCTGGTATGTAATATAGCTGGCACTTACACTGTCTTCAAACAAAAGCACCTGTTTATTTTGCTCTCTGTTATAGTTAAAATACAAGCTCCAACCCTTAGCAAGTGCTAAATTTTGTATAGCTTCCCAGATGGTAACATTTTCTATTTTATATTTTTCTGTTAAAGTAGCTGTATTCTCTACATCATATAAGAATTCCATATCTGTAAAGCCATTATTATTTAAGATACTTCTTATAGTCTGTTCAAATGTCTGCCCTTCTGGATATTCCTCGTTTATAGCCATAACATCAAGGTCATAAGAAAAATCTTGGCATTCTATATTTACTTCATGGTATCCAGTACCTTCAAAAGACTTTATCTTCCCATCAAAAATTATCGTATCTTCCTGCCCTGCGTAATATAGAGCTATTACCAGCCTTTCTTTGGTAGGAATGGAAGTGTTCATTTTAACATTAATTCCCAGTACCTTATCCCCTTCTTTTACCTGTGTAACCTCTGTTATCCAGTATGGAAAATTCTCTGGGTCATTACTTTTTGCAAAGTATATATAATCTACTCCATATAACTCTGTAAAATACAAAGCTTCAAAGTAGCCCTCTCCACTTTCTACCCAGCTATATTTGTAGTATCCTATTATTTCTATTACATCAGGATTCACATTTGGGATAAAATAAGTATCTTTATTCAATCCCTCTATTTCTACCCTGTCACTGTCCAAGTCCTCTGCCGTTACTATAACCAGAAAGTTTACCTTTTCATACTCCTTTACTTCTCTATTAAAATACACATACAAACTATTATTAAGTATTGTTGTATTTGTAATTTCTAAATCTGCTTCAGTGGGAGAAAGGGACTGTATTCCATCATATACACTGCTTATTTTTATTTGTTCCATTCTCTCTATATTCTGCAAAAATATGTAGTTTTTCCCTAATCCTGTTAAAGATAGATTATAGTAGTTTGTAGACTTAGCAGTTCTTACCTTAATCCTTACCCGCCTACCTGCCTGAAACTGGTTTGTTTCAAGAATAGGAGAGGCAGTTAACATATTATTCTTGTCATTATGTATTGTTAGGTTAGAAAATTTCTTCAAGCTGTCTATTCCAAAATCTTCACTTCCTACCTCTGCAATATTTCCCAGATTTATTGTTGTAGTTCCTACCACCTGCCCTGTAAAGTCTTGCCATACTCCTTCATTATCAAGAAGTTCATATTTAAGTTTAAAATCCCGCATTTTATACCTCCTCTAAAGTAAAGGTATAAGTTACAATGTCTACAAGTTTAGAATTTATAAAAGCTTGGGAATTTATTTCCTGCACTTCTTCTATTAGAACAACTGTATAATCTTTATTTTTATAAGTAAATGTTTTATAGTTCCCTATTCCGCTATACAATAGACTTTCAAACTTTTCTATTGTATTACTGTAGACATTTGGAGATAACATATATTCTTCATCTGCAAGAGGGATAGTTGTTATATTAAATCTTTTCTTTTTCTTGCTGTCTAAAGTTGTAGAAGTAATTATATTCCCTTCGTGGTTTCTTTTAGAACTCATCATTGTAAAAAATCCATCTGTGGAGATAGAGGCTATACAATTAAGCCTCACTCCATTTAAAATTATCCCGCTGTCTTTAGGTGCTTCCCCTTCATAAAAAAGGTTCCCTATATATTCCTCACTCTCTTCACAAATAAAGGTCAGTTCTGTAAAATTTTTAAGCTGTGCTGCCATTCCATAGGTTAAGTCAAGGGCTGCTATCTCTCCTTTTAATTCTATTTTAGGTTCAAATAAAATATTATCTTCCAGAGGTACAGCCCATGCTGGAATAGTAAAGTTTGGATTTATTCCATGGGTAAGCTGTAAACTAAATTCTATACTTACCTGAGAACCTTCCTTACTTATCACTATTTCATGTTCTGTATTATTTGCTTTTATAGTTTCCGTTCTCACTTTCTACCCCCTTCCTATTCCGTTCCCGCTTCTTCTGCTTCTTTGCATAGAATTATTAACAGTTTTTATTATATATCTGTCCATTTCTTTACCATTAAGCATTACTGGTATTTCTATTGTCTGGTTATTCTCTATTCTTACAGGTTCTTTTAATCCCAAATTTTGTTTCCATAAATTAGTTGCTATACCAGTAACAACGTTTTTACTCATATTCTTATTTAATGTATCCATGCTATTTGTTAAATTGTCCATGTTCATTCCAAGTTCCTTAAAGAGATCTTCTAGTTTTTCATTAGACATCTCCATATACTTTTTAATAAGGTCTATGTACTGCGTAAAAGTAAGATTCTCTAGGTTTCCAGTATCCAAATCTATTCCTAAGTTTCCATCTGCTTTAAACATTTCTTTTACATAATCAGCCACCTTATCTGATAAGCCATTAAATAAGTTTTTGGAAATTTCTGTATTTATAAAGGCATTCTTTAAACTATTAGCTAGCATTTTTTCTATATTATCCCCTAAGTCATCTAATCCATCAAAGAATCCATTTTTTACAACAGAAGCCAGACTGTCTGCAGAAAAGTCTATAATTCCTTTTATAGTTTCTTTTAAAGTTTTTTCCAGTTCTCTATTAGCTGTTGTTATTTGCTGTGCAAGTGCGGATATATCTACTTGTCCGTATTTCCCTTCCCCTGTAGTTAGATATCCATTATTTAATACTGCCCCACCAGCTACAGATTTAAACCAGTCCATTATTTGCTGTTCATCATACTGTGGCATTAAATTTTTTAATGTTTCCATAGAAACCCCATAATTTCCCTTAGAAGCTTCTAGGTCAGATAAGATATTATCATAGTTTGTGTTAGCTGCCACTTTATCATAGATTCCTAAATAGCTACCCATACCCATTCTTGCTAAATCTTCGTTATATTCTTCAACAACATCTTGCCACTTAAATTGTCCAGAAATAAGTCCTTTCTGCAATCTTTCCTGTGCTGCTTTTCTCTTTCTTGCTTCTCTCTTAGCCTTCTTCTTTTTACTTCTACCAAATACAGAACCTACAGCCCCACCAAGTACACCACCTACAACGCTTCCTACTGCACTTCCTGCTGGTCCCAATACCATTCCTGCCCCTGCTCCCAAAAGGCTTCCAATATTTCCCTCTGCTCCTCCGCCTAGTGCTCCAGATACTGCACTCCCTATTCCTGCACCCATACCAAAGTTTTTAAACCCTGCCATTTCAGCCACTCCGTCTGTGCCAAATATACTACCTAAAAATTTAGTTCCTACATCTCCACTTTTGGAAATAGTATCAAAAATGGTACTTCCCACATTTGCTATGTTTGCCAAATTTTTAACTGCTGTACTATTTGTATTATCTCCTATTGCTTGGAATAGTCCAGCTAAATTTCTAAGATTAGTGCTCATTTTGTTGATAGCTTCTGTATTTTTATCTTGTGCATCTTTTGCGTCTTTGTCTGCCTTTTCTTTTTCTGCATTAGCCTCTGTTAAACTTATTTCTGCTACAATAGCTTCTGTATTTGCCTTTTTTTCTTTATCTGTAGAATAATAAGTGTTATCTTTTTTATTCTTCAATGTTCCTATCTTCTTTTCTGTTTCGGCTTCTCTCTTAGCTTCCTCATAGGCTTTTTTTACTGCTTCAATTTCTTCTTTAGTCCCCTGTCCTTTAAGGTCTGCCATGGCTTTGTTATATTCTTCTGTAGCTTTTAACATTTTGTTATTATAGTCTGTATCTACTTTAAGTTGTTCCTCTTTATATCTTTTATCTACTTCTTTCTTAGCTTCTTCCTCTGCTTTTTTTCTTTGCTTTTCTGCTTCTTCTTGTTGCTTTATATCTGTTTCAAAGTCTGTTTTATTCCTGTTAGATGTTATATCTTTTATTTCATTTTCAAGTAATTTTATTTCTTCTTCTACTCTATCCCTTTCATTTTTTGGAGAATTAACAATAGAAGCTCCTAATCTTTCTACTTCATTTTTTTTAGTTTCTACTTTTTTCTTATCCTCTATTTTTCCTTTGTTTCTTTCATATTCTATATCTAATTTTTCTTTTGCTTTTATTTTGTCTTCCAAAGGTAAATTTTTTATTTTATCAAGTTCTTTACTATAGTTGTCCATAAGAACAGACAATTCTTTTGTGGCAGTATCTTTTATTTGTTTTTTTATTGCTTCATAGTTTGTATTATTCCCACTAGAAGCTGCATTTTGATATTTAGAAAGTTCCTTATTTAAATCAACTATTTCATTATCAATTTTTTTTTGAATTTCTGGATTTTTGCTCCCCACTCCTTGCAACTGCTTTATTCTTCCTTCGATTCTTTCTGCTTCTTTTCTCTTTTCTTGCTCTATATTTTTCAATTCTTTAATAGCATTTTTATATTCCTCGTCGTTTTGGATTGGGTTTGTAAGCTGGTAATCTTTGGACTTTTTATAATAGGAAGATTTTATTCTTGCTAAATTATCCCTTACTTCTTTTTCTCTATCTAATACAGTTCTAGGTTTAGAAGGCTCTTTGATTATTCCATTAGCTTTGTCAAGCTCTATTTCTTTTCCCTTTTTTATTTTAATTTTATCCTGAAGTTCTTCTTGTAATCTGCTTCTTTGAAGTGCCGCCTCTGACAATTCAGAGTATAGCTGACTATCAATTTCTTTTAATTTAGCCTTTTGCTTACTATCCAGTTGATCCCAGATTATCCCTTTTTCGCCTTCTAAATTTTCTCCATTTTTTCTAAGTTTATATTTTATCTCAGAATTTCTTCTTAATAGTATATTATTTTTATCTCTTATAGAGTTTTCAGTTTCTTCAACATCTTTTTTAGCAGTAGAATAACTTATTTCACTAGCTACTCTATTAACTTCTTCTTGCCTTTTCTTTATTAAAGATAGTACTTCTGCGTAATTTCCACCTTCTAAACTCCATTTTTTATATGCTTCCGCTACTTCTGGAGCCAGTATCTCTAATACTCGCAAAGCTTCGTTTAGCTTTTTTTGTTCTTCTTCATTTAAAGATTGTTTCTTAGACAGCTCATCTAAAGTTCTTAAATTATTATCTAATTCATTATTTAATTTTTGTCTATAGGCAATTTCCTTATCTATGCCAGCTACTGCATCCCCTACAGTAGCCATCATCTCTCCTGCTACTGCTCCAATATTCTGCTTTAATATTTGCCAATAGTTCCCAGCTCTTGCAAGTCTTTTCTCTTGTGTATTTAGTAGATTTTCAAAATTCCTATCTAATTCATTCACTGGGTCATTTATAGCTCTTAATTTTTCTATATATCCATCTATATCATTACCTAGATTCAGCCAGAAACTTTTTGCCTCTTTTCTGCCAAATAAGCTTTCTATATTAAAATTATTAGCATTAGAATACCCTTTCAACATCTTTAAAATACCTTCAAGGCTTCCTCCACCTTGCATAAAACTATTAATACTTTGCCCTGCTATTTGATTGAATAATTTAGATACATCACTTCCGGTGTCTAGCAATTCATATAAGAATGCCCCCATTTGTGTCTGTGCTACTTCCGCCTTACTTCCTTTAGCTGTAAGTAACGCAATAGAAGCCCCTATCTCCTCTATTTGAATGCCTAATTCTTTAGCTGTAGGAACTGTTTTATATAGTTGTTGCTGGAATTCCTGTACTGTAAGTTTTCCCACTTTTTGTGTTCTTACAAATACATTAGCTACTCTACTAGCTTCTTCTATTGCAATATTATAGGCATTTAAAACTGTTGTAAGTCCATCAACAGCCTCATTTGTAGAAGAAAACCCAGTTACAGCCAGCTTATTTGCAGTTTCTAACAAAGTATATTTTTTATATGTATCTCCTATAGCAGAAACAGTCTGGTAAAGTCCTTCTCTTAATTCTCCTAGATTTGTACCTGTCTTTTTTCCCATACTGTTTATGTTATAATCTATTTCAAGCCCACTAGCTCCAGAAATAGTTCTTATCTTTTCATTTGCATACTCCATCTGCCTATTAAATTTAGAACCCTCTGTTACCATTTGTTTCATGCCAGATATAGCTCTATTTATTCCACTTGCAACTAAATTACCAACAGCAATATCCATTAACCCAAATATTTTATTTGTTTCTTTAGATTGCTTTTTCCCTTCTCCTAAAGCTTTGTGCATTTCTTTTAATCTATCAGCTAGTTCTTTAGCTTGTTTGCTTCCTTCAGCGAAATGGATAGCTTTAGCTTTTAAGGCTATTGCCTCTATTTCGGATTTTAATATTTTTATATCTTCAGGAGAAAAGGCTTTTTTATTCAATTTTATTTCGTTTACTCTTTTCCCTAAAAGATTAGCCTCTTCTTTAGCTTCTTTTAAAGGATTCTTTGGAACTTTTATTTCTGCTTCTACTTCTATTTTTGTATCATTTAACCCATCTATTTTCTTTTCAGCCTGTGTGGTATCCGCTGTTACTATAATTTTTATATCTTCTTGCATTTCATCAACTCCTTTATTTTTGGTAATAAAAAACCCCTCAACTAAATATCTGAGGGGTAAAATAACTATTTAACTTTAATTTCTATGCTGCCATCATTATTTTTTTCTAATACTAAAGATGGTAATTCTTCTTTTGTTGCATCGTATTGTTCTGGATCTTTAAAATCTTTAAATCTCTCCACAACAAATACTGTTTTATAACTTATATCATCAACTATTTTTTTATATTCTGTTTCAAGTAACTCAAAGAGATAAGAAATCATATTTTCTATATGCTCAGCTCTATCTGTTCTATCTCTTACTCTTTTTATTAACCAATCAAACTTTTTATTAACTTTTATTTGTTCTAAATTATCGTGCGATTGTTTTATAAAATTTTCCATTTCATTGAACCTATTAATATATGCCATTTTAAATTCTGTAAAGCCTTGAACATGAAACATATAAAGTGTAAATCCATCTTTTGTGAGTTTGTATTCTCTATTCATTTTCCCATTTTTAGCTTTGTACTTCCCTTCGATTAATAGAGCTGAGATTTCGGCTCTACTATTTTCCTTAATGTTATCAATGCTTTCAAGTACGTTTTTATGCCTTTTCCCTAAGCCATCAGCTAAAGTCCTACTACTAACATAATACCCAATTTTTTCATCAAATTCTAAATTTAAATTTAATATTTCATTCATAATATCTTCCTCCCTTGATTATCAGAGAGAAAACTGATATAATGGATTTATCAGAATTCTTTCTGACACTGTAGAGTGTTAAGAATCCTTGGTTGGGGGATTAACACTCTATTTTTTATTGTCTAGTTCAACCTTTAACATCTTAATACCTTCTATTATTGTATCTGTTCTAGTTTTATTAAGTTTATTTGCACATTCTTGAATTAAATCTAATTCTTCTTGTCTTAACCTAATATTTAACTTTTTATCTCTGGTATTATCTGCTTTGGGTCTACCAGTTCTTGGACTCATTCCATCACCTCACTTTTTGTCCTTACACTAATTTTAAATCAGCACGCCCAAAAAGTCAAGTTTTATTTTTAACAAAAAAGTAAAAACCTCAGATTTTCACCTGAGATCTATTTTATAATGTATTTTTCTTTCTTTTTCTTCACTATTTTTTTTCTCACTATTTTTTTCATTCTGCTCAAGGATATATTCCATTTCAGCTTGTGCTTTAGCTTCTAAAATAGATAAGTCTTTTGTGTCCATTAACTCTTTTGTCCTTTTTGCTATATATACTTCTCTTTCTTCTGTTATTTCTTTTTCTTTCTTTTGATTTTCCTGAATTTTTTCTAATTCTTTTTTAGATTCTTCAGCAATTTTTCTGTCCTTTGCTCCACTGCCTCCAACTAACATTAAAACGATTCCTACTATTATAATAAAGAATCCTACTGCTCCCCCACCTAACAATAAGCTAAGAATCCCTATTATCAATAGTATAATCCCTAATATTCTCATTCACATCTCTCCCTTTAAAATTATAGTTAGTATATTATTAACCTATAATCCTATAAAAGTCAAGAATGAAAATCCCCCAGTATAAAAACTGAGGGATTGAGTATTATTCTATTTTTAGTTCTGCCTGTTTAAAATTCATAATGTGTCCACATACTCACAATCATTATTGTTTTTTCTTCTTCTAGTACCCTATAAACTAATCTGTGTTGCCTGTTTATTCTTCTAGAATATAATCCTTTTAAATTACCTACCAAGCTTTCATATGGTGGTGGATTTTTAAACGGTTCTACTTTTATAAGCTCTAATAATTTCTCCACAGTTCTTTTTAAAGCTGGTTGTTGCTTTATTTTTTCTTTATCTTTTAAAGCTTGTTTTAAAATTACTAACTTATATTCTACCATTTAAATTCCTCACACTCTTCCAATGTAGCTTTTAATCCAGCCTCAAGTCTTTCTTTCATTTCTGGGTTAGAACATAAATATAAAGTTTCTAGTAGTCCATTATACTCTGCTTCACTTATTATAACAACATTACCCTTTTTAGTATTTACATTAATAATATCATTATATTCTATTGCAGAATCTAAATAAGTAAAAAGATTATTTCTTAAATTTGTAGCATTCGTATTAGTCATATTCATCACCTTCCTTATATGTACATTATAACGTACATACATAGAAATGTCAATACTTTTTTCCTCAGATATATTTATTTTCCAATGTCCTATTTTTAATTTTATCTTTTCTTATCTAGCAGCTTACTTACTTTAGCAAACATAGAATAATCTCTATATTCTTGCTTTTTCTCTCTTCCTAGTATGTCTATAGCTGTTTTATTTCCCATTATTCCAGCCATTGTATTAATTATTGCATTTGTATGTATAACTTCTCTTTCTAGCTTCTTGTAATCTGCTTCAAATATAAGGTTTATATCCCAGTAAGACATATTTAATACCTCTTCTTGTGTATACCCCTTACTCATCAATGTAATAATAAGCTCTCTAAAATCCGTTTTAACAGGCTCTCTGTTTTCTGTTTGGGTATTTGTCTTGCTCTCTAGTTCAAACGGGTTTCCTGCTTCTCCTATAAGTTTTTGGAATAATTTATATAGTGCCTCATAGCTCTCTTTTACTGCTGGATAGCTCTGCAAGAAATATTCATAACTATATTCATATCCATGTAGAGATGCATGGATAATTCTTGTTATAGTTTCAAAATCCCTTTCTCCTGCCTTTGTGTACATTTCTGTTTCATCTACATAATGTTTACTTAGCTTTAGTCTTGCCCTTAAATCAAGCTTTAATTTATATTCATTCCCATTTATTTCTAATTTCATTCATTCCTCCTATTTCCCTTATTCTTTTAAATAAAAATACCTTATATTCTTACCTAAAAGGATAAGGAGAAAGGGGATTACTCCCCCTCTGCTCCTACTCTGTATATACTTTCTTTTCTATCATTCCTGATTGAAGTTTTAAGCTTGCTGTATAAGATAAAGCACTTCCGCCATCAAGAGTTCCCGAATGTGTAAACTCTGTTACTTTATACACTCCCTCTATATATGGAGCATTTTTCTTTTTAATAGCTCCATTTCTCGCCTTAATAGTATGTTCTCCATCAAATGCGAAGTTTAATGAAGCTACCGAAGGGAAAGAAGGATCGTAATACCCTTGTATTCCATCAATAGAAGATGTTTTAAGTCCTCCTATTGCACTTTCATACCCATTTGAATGTTTATTGTTAGTGCTTATGTCTGCCTGCTGCTCTGTAGATGTAAAATCTGTTATTTGTGCTATATCTATAAATCCATCATTTTCCAGTAAAATTGCATTTGTAAAAGCTGTGTCTTTTGACTCGTTTGCTAGTGTAATTTCTCCCTCTGCTATAGCTGTTACTTTTATTATTTCCACTAGATTAGGATTAGCCATTCCTTTATAATCCCCTGCTTTAGCTAATGTTTCTAGTTCTGTATTTTTAAATAAAGCTAAAACTATATGTTTTGGATCTGGAATTGCTGTTATTGTTACTCCTTCTTTTAAAGCAAATTTACTACCTGCTATTGTCCCTTCTAACATTTCCATTTTTGGAACTACAACTTTCATAGCTTCAGTATATTCGCTTTCATTCTTTATAGCTTCATATGACTGCATTCCAATGTAAAGCCCTGCTCCATTTGGCTGTACTTCTAAATATCTCTCTTTACTGTTATGTATTTTTTCTTTTATATCTTGCATTTATATCCCTCCTGCACTTAAATTAATAGAATAACTGTGTTTGTTGTTATACTCCCCTATATAGGATTCTGTTATGTTATAACAGTTAAGTTCTTCTAATTTTGTTCTTATTTTTTCTGCTATATCCTTACACTCTAAATACCCATCTTGGCTATCTGTTATACAGATTAAAACTTGTATTCTTCCACCTCTAGTATGTTTAGATGTATCTTTTAGAATAGTTTCTGTTACAAATATCCCTTTATCTGCTGTATTAGAATACCCAAAGTCTGCTTTTATCCCAAGTTCTAATTTATTTATCTCTGTAACTATTTTTCTAATCATTTTTTTACCTCTGCTTTTATAAAGGTTTGTATCTTATCTTTTTCCTCATAGAAAGGTTTTTCTATAAATTTATATCCAGTTCCAGGTGTTGTATAATTTATTTTTGGTATTTCATGGACATAAACATTATAGGGAGCTATTGCCCCACTGCTCCCCACTTCTACAGTTAAGTTATCTGCAGTTGCCTTTTTTATGTATATACTTCTCCTTAGTTCCCCTGTGTCCATTGGAGTAACATCTATAACCTTGCCTTTTAAATGTTCTCCGAAATTATTTAAGCCTCTTGCTACTGCCACATCTAATTTATTCTTTATATTAGACATAATAAATCCACTCTATTGGAGGTTTTCTTATTCTTGCCACTTCCTCCATAGTTATTATTTTTTTAGCTGCTGTACTTGGTCTGTCTCCTTCTGTTTCTCTCTGCTCTATAAGAATATTTTTTCTTATGTCTAGGAGCAAGGGAACAAGGGCATTTCCTACAGAAGAAACGCCATCACCTTTGGTATTCCTTATAGTTTTTATAGAGTTTTCCCATGTTCCCTGTACAACTGTTTTTTTCCATACCTTTGTTGGTCTATGGTATTGGTCCAATTCCCCTTCTGTCTCTTCCCAAATGGTTATTTTATCCCTATTGTATCCGAGTCTATCTCTTAAACTTCCCATAAACCCCTCCTACGATATACTTACAGATTTTCTTATATATCTTTCTAAAGTTTTTATAGATTCCAGATTATTAAATCCATATTTTGCTAATTCTTCCAGTTTATTGCCAGAATTATATGTAACACTTGCAGTTTTGTCACTTTCCGCAATTATTCCGTTTCTGTAAGGCAACAATATATCAGTTTCTTTACTTAAAGCCATATAAGCACTTTCTAAAGCACAAGCTATTTTTATATCTACTCCTATTTCTTTTTGATATATAAGGGGAAAGGCATTTTCTGCACTTCCCCTATAAGCTATATCAAGACTGTTTATCTTAGCAGTAGCTTTATCTAAGAAATATCGTTTCTTTTCAGGAGAAAAGGTTGAATATTCTGAGTATTCTTTTAGCTCAAATTCAAGTATTTTTTCTGCTTCCTCTACTGTTAGATAACTCATAAGATCACCCTATTTCTTTTTTGGAGCTTCTTCAACTTGTGTTTCTTCAACTGGTATTTCTCCATTTAGAACTGAAGCTCCAGAAACAACTTTTTCTTCAACTCTATGTTTTAAAAGAATAACTGCTATTTGTTTAGTTGGGTATGCTGCTTCCCAGTTAGTTCCTTTTATTAACTCAACATCTGGATTTATAACTTCATCTGTTGCCCCTTTCCATTTTGTTCCTCTTACATGGAAAATATGGTTCTTTCTTACTGTAATCCCTTCTTCTTCATAGTGTGGTATTTTCCCTATTTCTACTGGGTATTGTTCTCCGCCTCTACCATATGCAATAGCTCCTGCTACAAATAAGTAAGTTTTATATACTCCATCTGTATCTGGTTTTATAGCATCATCTACTATAACCCTTCTTTTTCCATAGTATTCTATCGGCAACCCTGCCTGATCTGCATTTGTTTGTACAGTTATTAAGTTTTGCTCTTTTAATAGTGTATATGTAGCCGAGTGCATTGCTATAGCTACTGTTTGGTCTTGCCTATCTCCTAGTAATCCTTGTGCTCTTATTAATGCTTTTGGAGAGAAAACAGCCTCTTTCCCTGTTAAAGTAGAAATATCTAAAACATTTTTAGACATATCTGTAGAAGCAAATACTCCATCAAGTAATTGGAATATTCTTTTTTGGTCTAGATTTGTAATTTTATGTCCAACCTTCGATTGTATAGCACCCATTGCATCGCTTCCAGCAAGTTCAGAAGCAAAAGAAGAGGCTCCTGCTCTATATACATCAAAACATTTTACTGCTACTTCTTTTTTAGCAGAGATCTTATTAAATTTAGGTGCTCCAGCATCATCATTATCTTTTCTTTGCTCATATCCACCCTCTAGTTCATCCCAATAAGGCATATTAATTGTGTACCCTGCCCCTGCTGCTAAATTGTCAAATTCTGGAGTTCTTACAAGTACCCCAGATTGATAAAAGGCATTTAATTCTAATGGATTTTTATTTATATATCCTGCAAATATCTCTGGTATTATCACATCTGCTATTCTTGTTGGTGTAGGTGTTCCAAATAGTTGTATTAAGAACCCTTGTGTTTTTAAATAATTGTCAACTCTCATTTTTTTGTTTTCCATTTCTTATCACTCCCTTTAAATTAATATTTATATCCTGTTTCTTCCATGTACTGTATAGCTAATTCCTTGTTTTCTTTGTATAGCTTTGTTTGTTCTCCTGTGTTCCAATTTTCTGCTAACCAAGGATTTTTTGGTGTTCCACCTTTCCCGTTTTTAAATCCTCCACCTGTATCGTTTCCTTCTTCATCTTCTTGAGTATTAAACAGTGTGGCAAATTTTGTTTTTAGTCCTGTTACTTGTTCTTCTAACCCTTTTATATTTAAATCTTCATCTAAAACAATTTTTTCAGCATCCAAGTGTGGTTTTAATAAGTCTGCCTTATCTCCTAAAGCCTTTCTTATTTCATAATCTTTAATTTTACCTTGGTATTTCCCTGCCTGCTCATTTAATACAGATTTTGGAACAAGTTCAAGAGCTATGTCCTCATCTGTAATATCTTTTTCAGTTTTCCCAAGTTTTCCAGCAAGAAATTTTCTTGTATTCGCTGCTGCTAGTTCCTCATTTAAAGTACTATTTTCTGTTAAATATTTTTTTACCCCTTCATCTGTATATTTCGCTTCCACTTCCTTTGCTGCTACAATATTCAAGGCTGTTAGTGCTGTTATAAATTCTTTATTCCCTTTGTTCTTTGTTATCTCTGCCAATAACTCTTCTATTGTCATATTTTCCTCCTATAACTCCTTAATTTTATCTTTTAAGTCTCTTATTTTTATATTTATCTCTCTATTTTTTCTTCTTAACACTGCTTTTTGGTCTTCGTTCTCAATTACATCTATTTTTTCTTTTATCCCTTTTTTTAATCTTTCAAGTCTGTTTATTTCCTGTTTAAGATTATATTTCTCTATCATTTTTGGACTTCTATTATCTTTTTGTTCCTTAGAAAGTTTTTTATTTTCTTCTATCTCTTTTTCTGTATAGCCTTCCTCAAAATAGCCAGATAAAAGGTGCTTACAGTTAGGGTGTATACTTTTATATCCTTTGTTAAAGCCTGGAATATCATACAGATATGGATATTTCTTTATCCTCTTATCTAGGCTATATACTCGACCTTCTGCATATTTAGCACAAGTTTCACAGGTCCAATAATGTTTAGAAAATTTTACAAGATTATTTTTTGTGTCTTTTACTGCTTGGATTGAAGCTGTATTTTTAGCCTGTTGGAACATTGTATTTAAATTCATCTTTGCATATGCTGGTAAAGACATCCTTATATGCTTCCCTTTATCTGTTTTAAGGTTAAAATATAGATTATCTTTAAGTTTTCCTGTTACATCTACTATCGCTTGTTCTTTACTTTTTCCAAGTTCTCTTAATACTAGCTCATCTCTCAATATTTTATTAAGTTCAGATGTATCTCTTTTCTCCTGCTCTGTGAAGAAAGATTGTATCTGCTTCCCTATACCTTTTTCAGCTCTGTTAAGCTTGTCATTAAAGATTTTATATAGTCCATTAACATTCTCTATGTCTATCTCTGTAAACTTCGTATAATCAAAGTCTAGAGCTACATTATTTATCCTTATGCTACTTTCTATCTCTTTTATTTTTCTATTAAGATATTCATCATTTAAGGTCATCTGTATTATTTTTTTCTGCTCCTTGATTTCTTCAAAAGCTTTCTTTAGGTTTAGGAGCAAAGCTCTTTCATAATCAATTTTTTTTCCTACTTTCAAGTTCTCTTCAAATACTTTTATAAGGTCATTTAGAGCCTGTTCATAAAGTTTTATAAGATAGTCTCTTTTGTCTTTAGCCACTATTCATCATTACCTCCTATATCTTCTTCTGTCACTGTATCCACAACTATTCCAGATAGTTTGTTTTGCTCTTCTGCTATCCTTTCAAGTTCTTTGTCTGCTGCTTCCTCTGTATATCCTTTGCTTATTAAATAAGTTTTTCTAGATTTTAACTTGTTGTTTATTTCCATAGAGGCATTTTCTGTCTCTTCCTTTTCAGATAGAGATATTCCATCGCTGAACTCTATATCTAGTTTAGAAAACTCTTTTCCTGTTTCTAATTTGTAAGCTTGGCTGTATAGTGCAAGAAGAGGGGTATATATATTGTTAACTATATCCCTAGCTTTATTTAAAGTAGGTGTTATGGCTTTTTTAAATGCTTCTCCACTGCTAATACTTCCCCCATCTGTTACTAATCCAAGTGCCACTGCATTTACTCCTAATTGACTATAAGCATTGGAGTAGTTTAATTCTAAGTGCCTATAAATAGTGTCTACATGGGAAGTTGGGGGCTCTACATATTTCATTCCCCCTATCCACTTTGGATCACTGATGATATGGTATCTTCCCTGCTTTACTGTTTTTTGTTCTTGATAGTCTGCTCCTAATACATTTTCTTTCCAAGTAGGAACTATAGAAACTTGGGTTTCAGATACATCTGGACCTATCATATTGGGATTATTTACCTTATTAAATAAATAACTGTTAGAAGTCATTCTTATAGTCATTTCTAAGAATGTAGAAGATAAGCCATTGTAAATACTTTCTGCGTATAACTCTCCAATATCCTTATCCAATCCCATAAAGTTTTGTATATCATAATCTTCTAGCTCTGTATTTATAGTATATTCAAAACCTCTCTGTCCCTTTTTAGAAGTATCTTTTATATTTTTTCCTACTGTAAAAGCTCTATCTATTGCAGATAAAGGTATTTGTGCTCCAATTTTATTACCAGCATATCTATAGGCTCTTACTATGTTCTTACCTTTAAGATGTAGCTCTACATATAAACCATCTTCTTCTTTTCCATTTATTTTTAATCTTTCTTCATAATACAGGTATGCTCCAAGTCTTCTGGCATTGTGCAATGCTGGTATAAGAAGTATATTTTCTGCTGGTAAAGGTGTCAGTTCTGCTTTTTTATCTATTCTTTCTATCTTGGTATAACAATTCCCAAGTGTTAGCTGTTCCGTTACCATTTCTTTTAATTTAGAATGTATAGTTTCTCTTTTTTCAAACTCTTTTACCCATTTGTCTTCTTCCTCCACCCCTGTGACAACAATAGGCTTTTCCCCTACAGAAAAATTTTTAAGTACAGTTATTGCACTCTTTGGCAAAGTACATTCCACTATAAGATCTTCTATTGTCAATTTTTGATTATTTACTGTATATGGAATAAACCTATTGTCAAGGTGGTATCCTATATATCCATCTTCATTCAACCAAGCTGCCACTTCATCTTGCAGTCTCAAATTTTTTATAAGTCTTGTTTTAAAGAATCTTCCCACATGATTTTCTCTAAATTCTTTATATTTATTGTATTTAGATACTCGACTATAATCTTTATCACTCTTAAAGTCTTCTCCAACTTTAAAAATATCATTAAAAGTTATTTCTCTCATATCCCCTCCTTCCTTATGTCCCTATTGGTTTCCCTGTAATAATAGCCCTAGATTTAATTATTAATGGTTCTACTGCATATCTCCAAGCATCCATAAGGTGATTGTAATTACCTATCGGTTCATTTAATGCTTTACCTGTTTTCTTATCTACTGCCCATACATAATTTTTTATCTCCATGATGAAGTTCTGACATTTGGGATGAATATATACTTTATATCCCTGTAAATACTGTATTCCAAAATTTACGCTATCTCTTCCTTTCTCTGCTTCAATTATATTTGGTAGTCCATTTCTTGCCATCCATTTAATAGATTTTGGCTCTGCACCATCTGCTATTATCTTTTCTTTTGAGTATCCCTTATAAGTAAGAATTCTTATTATATCTTCATTGAACATGGCCTTTTCATAATGTTCATCAAAAATATACATTTCTTTTCTAATTTCATCCACTATACAGGCTACAAAGGCACTAGGATCATTGGTAAATCCAAAGTCTAAACCAAAAGCAGCTTGCAGAATCCTACCAGATTTTAACAATTCTTTTAAATTAAATTCTAAAATCTCCCATCTATAGTAAACAGTTCCTTCACATATTCCCCAGTCTCCATTTCCTTCTACAGAGAATCTTTTTGGATTTTCCTGTTCCATTACCTTGAAAACTTTTTTATCTGCTTCATCTAAGAATTCATTAGCTCTAAAATTTGTAGTAATTGCCAATATATCTTCTGTATGTTTATGTATTGCTAAACCCTTACTTAAAAGATTTTCTTTATCCTCTACTCCATCTTTAAAAAAGCGTTCATTCATCCAGTGTGTTTCTGCCCAAGGGTTAAAAGTACAGGTAATTTGCTTGAATAGATGTTCTGGTACTGCTCCCCTAATAGATAAGTCAATCTTATTAAAATCATCCTCATTTTCTATCTGGTAAGCTTCCTCAAACCAGCACCAACAAAGATATCCTGTACTTACTGTTATAGATGTTAACTTTAAGGGATCATCTAGTCCTCTAAAAATAATCTTTTGCCCTGTTGGAATATATGTCATTTCCATGGGAGAAACGGTACATTTCCAGAGATGTCCTACTTTTAATCTTCTTATTGCTATCTGTAACTGTGCAAAGGTGCTTCCTCTTTGTGTGTCAAACACTTTCCTTACTACAAGTAGATTACTTTCTGGTAGTTTCATAAGCCTATAAATAAAGTTTAAAGCTGTTGTATAGCTTTTCTTGCTTCCTCTTCCACCTTTTACTACTCTATATCTGCCTTTATAGTTCCAAAATGTTTTATATCTTTTTCCTATTATTTCTGGTAAATTAACGTCTACATAATTAGTCTTCAAGGTCATCACTACCTTTAAACACTGGTGTTTCATTCTTAGATTTATTTTTATCTTGATATACTGGATCAAGTCCTACCCATTTTGTCAAAGCGTCTAAAGATTTACATTTCTCTATAAGTTCTATCTCCACAGTCCTTCTTTCTTCTGTTTCTGTTATCTTTAGCTTTTTAATTAAGCTTCCATCTGTTTCTGATAAAGGTTTTAAGCTTCCGTTTTCCTCAAAATACTCATTTATGTCCGAAAAAGCCACTTGAACGTGACGATTAAGAATCTTTTCTTGGGAGATAAGGAAATCTTGTTTTTGCTGCTCTTTTAATTTCCCTAAATATTTTTTTATGCTAGGATTTTCTAGGAGACGATATACATCAACTCTTGCATAACTTGGACTATATTCTGCCTTTATAGCTGCCTGAAAAGCATTCAAAGATTGCATATAATAATGACAGAAAAGTCTTTGCTTATCAGTCAATCCGTCCTCTTCATCTACCCATTCATAGCCTTTATCTTCATTGGAAACCAATTCTTTTTTCTCTTCTTTTGGTTTTGTAGTACTACACTTTTTATTTTGTTGTACTACATTCTTTTTTTCTTCTGTATTACATTCCCATTTATCCCTATATTTCCAAGTTGCTACTTTCTTTTCATCTATTCCTAAGATATTTGCTATCTCTCTATTTGTAATATCTTTGTTATTTAGATATAACTCCTTCGCTTTATCCCTTGCTGGATCTCTTATCCTTGCCACATCACCACCTCTTTTAATTATTTTTTTCTATTTTATTAAACAGAACCATTCCAATCTGTCTGTTACTTTCCCAAAAGTTTGGAATTTATAAATTTTCTCTGAAAATTCTGCATTTTTAAAATTTTTCTCTATAAGCTTTTTTAGATTATTTTCTGCACTTCCAAATATTAGGAATACATTATTTTTATTTAGATTATTTTCTATAAACTTTATTAGTCTATCATCATCTTTTAATCCCCACTCTTTTCCTCCGTCTCCTGCATATCCATACCCGACAAAATTTTGTTCTTTATCTAGTTTTGTCTTTTGGATATATGGAGGATCTAAAAATATAAAACTATCTTTATATTCCCAAGTCTCATCAAATTCTTTAAAATGTACCTTTAGTTTTTTAATTCCATCAATGTACCCTTTAAATTTCTCTGCCTTTGCTATGCTATAGAAAGTATTGGAAAGACTTTCCCCTTTTCCACCAAACCCCATTAATGCTTTTAGAATTTCCTTTTCATCTTCAGAAAATTCTTTATTTTCTACATTGTTATCTATCTTTTTACCACAGCAAGGGCAAACATTCTGGAATATACTTTTAAATTTTATATTTATTTCGTCGAATTTTGCTCTGTTTGTATCATAAAGGCTTCTAGAACTTTTAAAATCTATTTGCCCACATACATATGTTAACGCTCTTTCATAAAGCTTAAATACATCCTTATGCTTTATAAGAGCCTCTATTTTACAATCTTTAACATTTGCTTCTACATTCAAATCTGAAAACTCTACCTTTAAATTTACTGGTACTTCCATAGCTCCAGCGAATAAATCTATAAAGTTTTCTCTTTTATTCTCTATAAATACTTCTTTTATTTCTTTATAAAATCGCCCTTTGCTTCCCATATAAGGGAAGGGAACTTTTATTTTGCTCATTTTTCCTCCTAAAAACAAAAAAAGGAGCGAAAAACAAACCATATAGTTTCCTACATAGTTAGTTCTTGGCTCCTTTAATGTTGCTTGGTACCTTCAATTTATTTAATTTCTTAAATTATACTATTCTTTTTTATTGTTTGCAAGGCTTATTAGTGTTTTTTCTCCACATTTACAGGTTATTTCTATTCCTTCCCCTTGCACTATTATAGACTTACCCTTTAAATACAAATTTTTCTCTGTTTTTATGTTTGCTAAAAATCTTCTGCACTTTCTACAAAGGTATATCATGTACTTATACCTCCTGTATTATATTGTGTGTAATTTTTCTGCTTCAATCTCTATAATTTCCCCTACATTTTTAACCTCTTCATACTTCGCATCAACTCCCAAGTATCTATGCTGTTCCTCTATTTTTTTCTTATCTCCAGAAATGTATGTAGTTGTTTTATTCCCATTTTCATATTTAAAATAATATATTTTCATCATACCTCCTGCACTCTTAATATGAAGTTGTCCTCTTTCTCTCCTATATTCTTTTCTATGTTTAACTTTATAATCTGGCTGTCATCTTCCCACAATATCCCTGTAAGACTGTCTAGTATCCCCTTACAGTAATTATCTATATCCCTTTTAGTTTTACCTTTAAAATTTAATATAAGTTCTACAGCAAGAGGTTCACTACTTAATTTTTTATTTTTTTGGGTTCTCATAAAATTTTTTACATCTCTTTTAAAAGCTGTCCCTTTTTCAGAAAGATGTATATTTTTTCCAGATCTCCGCCAGTAAGTATTTACTGTTGGAGGCCTAAAAGGTATTAGGTATTCTTGTTTTATTCCTTGTCCCACTTCTCCATCTCCTCAAATGCCTTGTCTATTAATTTGTATGCTGCCATAAACAACATTATTATCATTACTCCTGTTATTATTATTACTTTCATCTTTCCCTCCTAGAAAAGATATGCTATCGCTCTTCTTAATAGCCCCTTTTCTCTATTTAATTTTATTTTGTTTAAATTATAGAGTATTTCTCTGCACTCTTTACCTGTTAATCTGCTAGTATCTTTTAAATCTATTTCTAATTCTGCTGCTAAATTTCTAACCTCTACTCTTAAAAAGTCTGTCTGGCTTATAAATTTTCTTTCTCTTTTTACTTCTAATTTTTGTTGTCCCATGTTTTTTCCTCCTATTTTTTAGCTCTATAATAATAACTCCCTGGTATTCCTTGTGTTTGTCCTGTTCTTTCCAGTATAGGAAAAGGCACACACAGGCTAAACATTTCCATTAAGTTCATTCTTTCACCTCTATAAAAATAACATCTTCCCTATCACTCCTGAGATGTTTCTGACATTCACCAGCTATATCCGGACTAAGACAGTTGCTCGCAAACCAGTATAAACAGCCATAACAATAATCCGTTGCACCCCTCACGCACTTTATCTTTGTCTTGTTATTGCTTTCAAATATCTCTCCTATTTTTCTTTCCATCTATTTCCTCTCTTAACCCAAATATAATATCAACAGACTTAATATTGAAAATAATGCAAAATCTATTTCAGCCATTATGAATCCTGTTACAAAAGCAATACATGCTGTTATTATTACATTTTCACCAGCTTTCATTCCCTTATCTACTAAACGATATATTATTAATCCCAGTAAAAAATATCTCACTTTACTATCACCTCAAAGTTTCCTATCTTCTCTTTTACAATCTTTTCTATTTCTTCCATAGGGCAATCTATAGACAAGGTTTGGCAAAATTCTTTTTTATGCTTTATTCTTGTTTCTCCTGCTCTTTCTACGATATAAAGTTCATAAAATTTAAGGTTATCTATCTTTATAAGATGGAGAAAAGCAAAGTATTTTTTATTTGCATATTTTTTTATTATTTCGGTTTCTAATTTTGCTTTTAAATCCATATGCTCCTCCTCATGCTATACACTCTTTTTTTAAGCCATTTACTAGATATTCTATAGCTGCTACCCCATCTTCATTTTTAGGTTTATTTTCTAATCTCTCAATTTTTTGTTGGTAGCTTAATATCCACTTTTTAGCCTTTTCTTCATTTCCTATATATTTAATCGTCTTATCATCTGCTTTTCCTTCCAACATTAGTGGGATATCTGCGTTTTTTCTGGTTGCATAAGCTTTATATAGCTTTGGAAAATCCCATTTTAAAAGATTTTCAAATTCTTCCATACTTGTCATACCAAATTTTATCCACCCCCCAAAATCTCTTATTACAAGATGGATTATAGGGTCATCAAATATCACTGTCATATAAGTTCCTACGCTGTTTATAGCCTTTTTTACTTTGTTTCTAGCTATTGCTACCCTTATATCTAAGTCCTCTTCTCTTGTTTCTAAACAATATTTTCTTATATCTCCAGGAGATGGGATATTAGCATAAGGTCTTTCTCTTAACATTGTCTTTATTCCAGTAACAAATTTTTCATCTGGAATATCATCTAGTAAGACTTTATATATATTTAGTTGCTCTGGTGTAAGTTCTACAGCAGCAACTCCTTTTGTAACTCTATTTACTTCCTGTATCATGTCCATACCAAGCATAAAATTTACATTTTCCATTATTTCACCTCTCCCCTTTCATAAGCTTCAAGCCATTGCTTGGTGTAACTTTTTCCAGCTGCCGTTTTATTGCTTACATTTTCCTTATAGCTAGTTATTTTTTTAGGAAATACCCCTTGGTACTGATTGGAAATTGTATTATTAATACTGTCTATTAGATGGATTTCATCTATAAAGTCTTTTCCCAATTGGTTTAGTAGGGCTTTTATAACAGTGTAGGTTTTTATAGGTTTCTTAATTTCTTTTCTGTAATCTACAAATTCGATTAATTTATTTTTAAGATTATCTGTTATATTTGTTTCCTGTATCTTATTTTTTATCTCAATAGTTACATCAGATTTTTTAGACTTCGATTTTTCTTTTATATTTTCTTTATTATATTTACCTGTATTATTAATACCTGTATTATTCTCTCTCGCCTTTTCCGAAGGGGGTAATTCGATATCTCGAAGGGGGTCTTCGGTTTTTCGAACAGGGTCTTCGAGTTCTCGAAGGGGTTTAGCAGAAAGATTCTTTACTCTTATAATTCTAGCTCTTATCTCCTTAGAACCTTCTTTATATATGTAATTTATTTCTATAAAGCCTTTTTTCTCTAAAGATTTTATAATCTCACTGCATCTACTTTTAGACAGGTCGAAAAAATCTGCAAAATAATCATTTCCAGCATAGCAGCCTTTTTCATTGTTCAAACTATCTATCTCTACCAGAAATAATTTTTCTTGCATTGTAAGTTCTTTGGATAACCACACTTCTCTTGGTATCCATATGCCTTTAAAATCTCTTTCCATATTTTCCTCCTCATATGAGAGGGTTAAGTGCCAGTTAATCCTCTCTATTTTTATTTTGTACCTACCCACCACAATGAAGATTAACTGGCTCCAGAGTGGAGAGCAGATATAAAACAAAAATATATGTTAATAAATAGAGCTATAAAGGATGGCTGATAAAAAGGGGAGTTTTCACCTCCATCAAAATTTTTTTATTTTTCTTCTTTATAGCTCTACAAGGCTTTGTTATAGATAAAATTTTTTATTTTTTTAGCCTTGTCAGAACACACATTTTTTGTGTGCTCTAATAAAGATAAAATCTTGTCTTTAATCCTCCAAAAAGTTATAATATATTTGCCATCATATATAGAAAGGAGGATTAAAAATGACTAAAAGTAATAAAGAATTAGCTGTAGATATTGCTTTAAAATATATCGAAGCTACTGGAACTGAAGGTAAAGCTATAGTAAAACCAGATATTTTACTTGATATAATTAAAAAAACTTACAAAACACTTGAAGAATTAGATAAAACAAAAGACTCTAAATAATTTCATCCTTCTCTTCAATTAAGGTTGTAACCATTTTAACGATTTTTTCTTTTTCAAAGTGGTTACAACCTTTTAATATTTCAGCTACTTCACTAACTTTTTGCATAATTTCTTTTTCTCCCATTCTCTCACCTCCTTTTCTAGTCTATAAACTTGTTTTTTACTCTACAAAAAGTTATAATATTAATGCCACAAAATATTATTAAAAAGGAGAAATTAAATGTTTAAAGATAGTTCAGAATTTGAATTAAGCACAATAGACTATGAAATTTTAAATTTTATAAATAAGCATGGAAAAATTCATAAAACTAAAATTTTAAAAAAATTTCCTGAACATATTTTTTCTACTGAACACAGAATAAAAACTTTAAGCTTTGAACCTGTTCGCTTTGTACTTGAAAATTATGAAGAACTTAAAGAGAAAGATGAATATCATAGACCTAAAATTAAATATTTAGAAACTTATTCTCTTACTGATAAAGGTTTGAAAGAGCTTTCTAATTATAAGAAAATATCTAAAGAAGAAAAGACAAAAACTTTCAAAACCTCATTTTTATATCCTGCTATTGCTACTGCTATAACTTATATTATATGTAATTTACTAGAGAAATATTTTAAATAATAACCTCATAATTATTGTTGTAGCTATTGATACTAGAATCGGGGTCATTGTTGGGTGTTTTTGTGCAAAAATCCAAAAAGAATAGTTAGCCCTTTTATTTTTGCCATTGTTGTTTCTTATTTTCTCTTTCATCTTTTCCCTTCTCTGTTTATCCTTTTCCACTCCCTCACCTCTTTTTTTAACTCTACTTTTTTTGCAATATTGCAAAAAAATATTCAAAAAAAATTATAATTTAAATAATTCCTTTGCTTTTTTTATTATAGCCTCTCTTTTATTAGGATTTTCTAATGCAAGTTTTAGCCCCCATCTGCTTTTGTATCCTAATTTTAGAGGAAGTTCTTTTTCTAATTTTATACCTTTTAAGCAAGCTAATGCTTTAAGGTCATTATAGTTATTTATAGTTATTTTCATTTTTCTTCCTCCTCTCTTAATATATAATAGCATTTTATTTGCGTAAACGCAATAAAAAAAATAAAAGCTTATCATAAATGACAAGCTTAACAATACTATTTTATTTCTTTTCTTTGCAATTAAATGCCTTAAAAAGTAAATTTGCTATTAAGTTTTAAACTTTTTAACTCTTCTAATACTTTAATATTTAGTTTAACTTCATACAAATATTCATACTCCATTTCTTCATCAATTAAAAGTTCAGCAGCAAATTTATTTGCCTCATATTCCCAGATAGAACTTTTTGGAAGTAAATGATGTTCTTTCATAAAGTTTATTTCTTTTGAAGTGTGCAGTAGAGCATGACCCAGTTCATGAGCTAATACAACTTTTAAGCTAAATTCATCTAATTTTTCATTTAAAACTATTATCTTTTTACCTACACTCTTTTTATAATATCCTTTTATTTCTCCTAAATCTCTATACATAATATCTATCTTTAAATATTTACAAAGAAGAAAAGGATTTCTTGTTTCCCATTTTTTTATTAGGTTGCTAACCCTTCTAGGAATATTTATCATTCCCCACTCTCCCCTATTTTTTTCTTTTATTTAAATACTTTGCTCTATAAAAAACATCTTGTAAAGAATCAAATAATTTTTGTTTATCTTCTTCTGTTATTTTTTCGTCATTAAAAAAAAGTGTTGCCTCTGACATAAAATCTTCGTACTGCTTTATCTCTCTTTTTGTTAATTTTGCCATACGTGGATCCATTTCATTATCCAAATATCCCAACTCTTTAAATATTTTAACATAATCTAAGTTATTTACTTTACATAGACCTCTTAAATATTTAGGATTCATATTTTTTACTGTTCCAGCTTCATATCTAGAAATATTACTAACATCTAGTTCTATGTCTAAATCTTTTTTTAACATAAGCTGCACATCTTCAAGACTGTACCCGTTTTCTTTTCTTTTCTCTCTTAATAAATTTCCTATTTTTTTATTCAAATCTTCAGTCATTTCCAATCCTTTCTTAAATTTTAATTTTATATTATAATTATAATATTTTTTTTGCGAAAACACAAAAAAATATATTGCAAATACGCAAATTATATGTTATAATTTTATTATAGAAATTAGAAACACTCAATAAACCTATTTTTTTTAACAAATTATTTGCAATATCGCAAAAATATTTATTGGAATAATAGAAGTCTCGCTTAATTGCCTAAAAAATATAGCAAGATAAATACAGGAGGATAGAATTATGAAAAAAGCTTTAAGTACTGAAATAGTGGAAATAGCAAAAGTTAGATTTGAAATTAAAGATGATTCCATTCTAATGCCCAGCAGAATAATTGAAGAGTACTGGACATTAGATGGGAGAATGGTGGGAAAGATAGACCCTTTAGATGATTATTTAGCTATTAAAGAAGCTGTAAAGAAGGAACAAGTATGATGGTAAAAGAAATATTACATTTATTAAATATAGTTTTATCACTTATTGATGTCTTAGCATTTTCAATTCTTGATGGTACTTATTTAAAAAGGGGGCTCCTAGTCTTGGTAGTTTTAGTTCATTTGACAGTTTTATGGCTTCTTCTAATAAAGATACAGTAAGTAAACAAAATATTTCTTTACTTTCCTTATGTCACGGAACTGGTAAACAAATAAAGGGAAATGAAGAAATGTTGAAGGTGGGAGAGAGCTATATAAAGATTGAAACATTGCAAAAATTACTTCTTTATGTAGGAAGAGATATACAAATATTTGCAGATGGTAAAAAAGAAACTCCTTTATTCTTTAAAAATGATATTGCTTATGGATTAGTAGCAAGTTGTAGGTATAAGGAGGCTAAATAATGAAAACAAGCACAATGGCAATGATGTTAATTTTAATGATAGAAGACTTAAAGCTTCAAGATAGATGTTCTAACTATAGTGACACTTGGGAAAACACAAAGGAGATTTTTCTAAAAGAAGCAGAAAAAGGAGAAAGTAATCCTATTTTCTGGGAAAGTTTGGAAAATATGGCTAAAGCTATAAAAGAGTTTACTAAATAAAAGGAGTGGTTTAAATGACAGAATTAGAATTAAAAGAGATTTTAGAAAAACATAAAAAATGGTTGAATAGTGAAGTTGGAGGGGAAAAGGCTGATCTAAGAGGGACTGATCTAAGAGGGGCTAATCTAAGATGGGCTGATCTAAGTGAGGCTAATCTAAGAGGGGCTAATCTAAGATGGGCTGATCTAAGTGAGGCTAATCTAAGAGGGGCTGATCTAAGTGAGGCTAATCTAAGAGGGGCTGTTCTAAGTGAGGCTGATCTAAGAGGGGCTAATCTAAGAGGGGCTAATCTAAGATGGGCTGATCTAAGAGGGGCTAATCTAGAAGTAGTACCAACTTATAATGAAGGAACTTGCTTTTATGCTTTACAGTGTCCTGAAGAAGGTAGCTTTATAGGTTTTAAAAAATGTAGAGAAGATAGAATAGTAAAAATATTGATAACTGAGGATGCTCTAAGAAGTTCTGCGACTACAAGAAAATGCAGAGCTAGTAAAGTTAAGGTGCTTGAAATATTGTCTATAGATAAAAAAGAAAGTTTTGAAAGAGCTGTAAGTAAACAAGATGCAGATTTCGAATATATAGTTGGGGAAACGATTGAAATAAAAGATTTTGATGAAGATAGATGGAATGAATGTAGTTCTGGAATACATTTCTTTATAACTAGAGGAGAAGCTGAACAATATTAGGAGGGAATTTATGGAAACTTTTAAATACTGGTTAGCATTATTCCTTATAGAATTAATAGTAGCATATACATTTTTAGAGGTGATGGGAAGATGAATATTTCTAAAATAGCTTTATACCTAATCCCAATACCAATAGTAATAAAAATAATTTTATATTTTACAGAATAAAAAGGGGGAATGATTTATGAAAAAGAAAATAGACAACAATTTATATAAAACACTTGCTGAACTATTTAGAATAACTGATGAAGAGGCAAGAAATGGTGGGTTGATATAATGGAAAGATTTGTTTTACTAGGTTTAGCATGGATAGGAATATATATGTTTGTCTTATGGGTAGCTGGGAGGTAACATGAGTATAAAAATTTCTGAACTAAAAAAAATGTGTGACTGGCTGCTTCTAAACTATGGTGATGGAGAAGTAGGGAGCTTGTATATAGGAAAGAAAGGTGATAAATTCTACGACCCTATAAACGATTGTAACTTTTCTCCAGAAGAACAAAAATTTATTCTAATAACTAATAAAAATGAAAAAGATAAAAAAGTAGATAGCAAGCATATTATAAAGCTAAAAGAACAGTTAAAAATAAATGATTAAGTTTTTATAGGTTTTCCAATAACAGTTTGGAGAACTTATTAAGAACTTAATACAAGCGAAGTTGTAACAGGCAACTGCAACCTGTTAAGAAAGTGTAAAAGGGGGAAAAAATGAAAGCTTGGAATAAGAAAAGACAACCTAAACATACTACAAAAGTTAAATGGCAGGAAGGAATTTGGAGATATGAAGCTATTTATAAACATTCTAAAAGTGAAGGTTTAACTGATGAAATATTTGGTACTGATAAATTTAAAGCATATCACACAAATAATTATATTAATTAGGAGGGATAAAGATGGAAATTGTAAATATAACAACAGCAAATTATACAACAAATATAATTTCTATCCTAATAAAATATAACTCTGGTAAAACTGGAAGTGTAGATATAGGAAATGGAGAAGTAAGAAATTCCACTCTTCCAGAAGGAGTTAAAAATAAAATAATATCTCTTATAGCAAAAGATAGTTATAAATGGTTAAAAGCTAAATATAAGCGAGTGACAGAAGAAGAGAAACAAGAAGATGATCCTGATTGCTGTTTAAGAGATTATACAAGAGAAAAAGAGCTATTAAAAAGAATACACAATGAATTAAAGATTTTATATACATAGGAGGAGTTATGAGCATATATAAAAAAATAGCTGAAGCAAGGGTAAAGCTACAGGATAGCAAACTTACCAAAAGTGGATTTAATAAATTTGCAAATTTTAAATATTATGAATTGGCAGACTTCTTACCTTCTTTAAATAGAATAAATTTAGAACTTGGAATTTGCACCAAGTTTGAATTAGATACTGCAGGAGAAAAAGCGATACTAAACATCTTTGATTTTGATAAACCAGAAGAAAAAGTAATATTTGATATTCCATATGTTCCAAGTAAAGTGCAGGGAGCAACAGATATACAGAATCTTGGTGGAACTATAACATATCTTAGAAGATATTTATTTTTGGTAGCCTTCGAGATTACAGATGGTGATGTTATAGATGCACAAGACCCAGATAAACCAAAAGTTCCTGAAGAAAATAAACCACAAAAAGATAAACCAGCTACACAAAATCAACTAACTAAAATCTTCGCTACTGCTGGAGAATTAAAAATAGGAAAAAGTGATTTAGAATGTGTTATTTTTAAAGATTACAATGTTAAAAGTATGAAAGAACTTACAATAACACAAGCAAATAAAATTATAGAAAATATGAAAACTATTGCTGAAGGAATTGAAAAAAGGAAGGAAGAATGTATAAAAGCGATAACTGCTTTGGAAATGGATGAGGAACTTATTACAATTATGGAACGAGATAATATTAAAAATCTTCCAGATTCTACCTTTACAATATGTAAAAAAGTTTATAAAGAGCTAAAAACAATAAAAGAACAGAAAGATAAAGAAAACAAACCAGAAGGAACCGAAGGAGGAGAAGCAAAATAATGAAAATACTATATCTTGATACAGAAACAACTGGAATAACTGCCAATTCGGCGGTTATCCAGTTTGCAGGAATTATAGAAATAGATGGAGAGGTTAAAGAAGAATTTAATATTAAATGCAAGCCTCATGTTAATGCCGATATAAGTGAGAAAGCTTTAGAGGTAACAGGAATGACATTGGATATTATAAATAGCTACCAAGAACCTAGAGAAGCACTCTGGGAAATGGAAAGTATCTTTGAAAAATACTGTAGCAAGTTTGACAGAAATGACAAATATATCTTAGTTGGACAGAATATAAAATTTGACTTCCAGAAGCTTTATGAATTTTACACAAGACTTGGTAATAAGTATCTGGGAAGCTGGATAAATTTTAAATTAACATTTGATACTCTAGCTGTAATACAAGCCCTGCAATTAGTAGATAAACTACCAATATTGGAAAATAACAAGCTTATAACATGGTGTAATTTCTTTGGCATTGAACTGGAAAATGCACATGACGCACTAGCAGATATTAAAGCTACTAGGGAACTAGCAAAAATCTTAATAAAGATATTGGAGGGATAATATGCACTCTATTTTAAAAGGAACAGAAACAATTGTTATAGCTAAAAACAAAGAGGTAATAAATAAAATCTTAAAGGGAATAGAAAAGTATTACAAACCAGAAAGAAAAATAAAATTTAAGCTTGTAGGAGAGGACAAATGAAAGAACTTATATATAAAGTAGAAATAACACTTGTAGCAACAGATACAGGAATGAGTGCTGCCGCTTCTGCAAATTTTGACCTAGATCCTATTCTTGCAGATGAAATAAACCGAAAAATAGCACATTACATTTGTAATGGACCTGATAATAAATCTATAAATTAGGAGGAAAATATGAATTTTAAATGGAAAATTTTAAGATTTGAAGATAAAGAAATAATTGGTTCTATTACAGGAATAGACGAAGCTAGAGAAATCCTTGATGGTTTAAATGGAAACGGAAAGAAAAACTATGGACTTATAAGAGAACCTATATATGGAGGAGGATATGAAAAAAATTAAAAAATATGGAAATATCTATAATAATTATACAGGAATTAGATTATCGCTTTGGGAATGGTTAAAAAGGAGATTAAAATGATAACTTTAATACATGGAGATGCTATTGAAGAACTAAAAAAAATTAAAATAAAAGTAGATTGTATTATAGCAGATATACCACAAGGTATAACTAGAAATAAATGGGATATTCCTTTTAACTTAGAAAAATTATGGCTGTCTATAGAAAAGATAGTAGATAATAACACTCCTATAATATTGATGTCAAACCAGCCTTACACAAGCATTTTAATTTCTAGTAATATCAAAAATTATAAATATAGCTGGTATTGGAAAAAGGGAAGAGGAAGAGGACATCTTAATGCTAAAAAACAGCCTTTGCGAGATATAGAGGAAATATGTGTATTTTATAAAAAGCAATGCTACTATAGCCCGATTATGAAAAAAGGAATTAAGCCACATAAAGTAGGCAAAGCATTAGGAACAAACAAAAATATAGGAACTACTTATAATAATTTTAAAAGAACGGACAGAGAAAGCAATCTGAAGTATCCAAAACAACTTTTAGAATTTAAAGAACCACATCCTGCAGTGTATAGTACTCAAAAACCTGTGGAGTTATTAGAATATCTATTAAAAACTTATACAAAAGAAGGAGATATAGTTTTAGACTTTTGTATGGGTAGTGGAACTACTGGAGTAGCTTGTAAAAAGCTAAACAGAAATTTTATAGGGATAGATAAATCTCTAGAAGCTTTAGAAATAGCTAAAAATAGATTAGAGTGGTGATCTAATGCAAGTAGAAATATACAATGGAATAGACGCAGAAAAACCAATTGATATCATTTTAATTTTAGGAGGAGCAAATGACTAAACCAGAACTAGCAAAAAGAATAAGCCAATTAAAACAAGGTGAGATTATACGAATAAATGATAATACAGGAGTTGAACTTGTAGTAACAAAGCAAGATTATAACAGTTATGACCTTGATGTTTGGTATGATGGAGGCTTAGAAGATTCAATCACAAAACTTACATTAACCAAATTATTTGAGCAATTCGACAGATTAGACCTATACTATGATAATGAAACAGGGATAGAATATATAGTTAAAGTGGAGGAAGCAATAATGAATAAAGCTAATTTAGATATGAATATGTTTACCATGGAATTTGGAAAGATGGATGTGTCTACAGGTGAACATTTTGATAAAGTTTATGAGGAATACAATGAACTTGATGAAGCTTTTGAAATATATGATTATAAAGAAGCGGAAGGTTATACAACAAATGAAGAAGATAGAAAAAATCTATCTAATGAAGCTCTTGATATGGTACAAGCCTCTATAAGCTTTGTATCACATTTAATTGAAAATGATATTATGTCCAATAAAGATATAGAAGCTTGGAAAATAAAGCTAGAGGATAGAAAGAGAAAATATTTGAAGTAGGTGAGAGATGAATGATGAAATTACAAGAAGATGTAAGAGAATTAATGTTTTTATTTAGACAAAGCTTTATAAATCATAATTGTGAATTAATCCTTGTTCCTAAAATTAATTTATATTTTGGATTAAAAGACATAAATACTAAAAGAGATTTAGATAAAAAAATGATTCACTGGGTATCTAGATCATGTACAAAATCAAACAAATACTGGAACAAATATATTACAGAAAAATTTAATAAATATTTTAAGAGAGAATTTACTGAAAAAGAACTGGAATTAATTTATGCGAGATTAGGAAATGAGGTCAATAAAGAACTAACTGAAAAGTTTTTAGATAGTGGTTTAAATTTGGAAGTGTTGAGGGAGGACTAAAATGAAAAATAAAAAATATGATAAAGAATATTGCTGGGCTTTTAAAGAAGATGAACGTTTTAATAATGGAGAAAAAACTATTATAGATACTTTGAAAGAGGCTTTTAATACAGCATCAGAAAGTAATTTTGAAAATGATGTTTTGATAGTAAGAATTGGAGAAAAAAGATATTATAATGATAATTCCACTTTAGATTTTGATGATGTTCTTGAAAGAATGAAAGACTGTGCTTGGGATGAAGCGGGCGAAATAGCTGAAGGATATCTTGAGTGTTCAAAAGAAGATTTAGAATGGGCTCAAGAAAAGTTTTTAAACCTGTGGAAACAGTTTAAAAAGAGAACAAAAAATGAAAGACCTTTTTATTTCGCTGAAAATATAGAAGAATACAAACTAGATATAAATGGTAATATTATTTTAGAAAATATATAGTTAAGGAGGTAGGGAAGATGATATATAAAAATGAAATAATTGAGCTTTTATATAAAATAAGAAATAAACAGTTACAAAGAGAGGCAACAAATGGAGAAATTGAAAGCAGTAGCATATTGTAGAGTATCCACAATAATGCAAGAAGAGGGGAGAAGTCTTGAATTTCAAATAAAAAAGTGTCAAGATTATTGTGAGTTCCAGAATTATGAATTGATTGAAATAATACAAGATGTTGAATCTGGTGGAAATGATGATAGAGAAGGATTTTTGGAGTTGAGAGAAAAAGTTAGGGCAAAAGCTTTTGATGTGTTGGTTGTATTTGAAAGTTCAAGAATATCTCGTGTTACATTAACAATGTTAAATTTTGTTTTAGAACTCCAAAAAAGCAATATTCATTTTGTGAGTATATCTCAACCAGAACTTAATACAACTACTCCAACAGGTATGTTATTTTTTACTATACAAGCTACATTATCTGAATATGAAAGAAAACAAATATCTGTGAGAGTAAAAAGCAATAAGTGGGCAAGAGCAAAAGCTGGTATATGGCAAGGTGGAAAATTACCTTTAGGTTATAAAAAAGACCCTGAAAATAATAATGTTATTTTAATAGATGAAGATAATGCTTTATTTGTTCAAAATATATTTTCATATTATTTAAAAACTCAAAGCCTTGCAAAAACTGCAAAAGAATTTGGGAAACATATGGAGAGTTTAAAATGGATTTTGACAAATACCTTTTATACAGGTATTTTTAGATATGGTAAAAAAGAAAATAATATTAACACTGGAATAGTTAAAATAAATGAAGATTATCAGTATTTTGAAGGTTTCCATCCTCCCATTATTGATAATGAAACCTTTAATAAAGTCCAAGATCTGATTGTTAAAAATAAAAAAAATAGACCTGCTAGTTATAGACTTTTATTTGCAGGATTAGTTTATTGTTCTTGTGGTGGAAAATATCATAGTTCTTTTGGTGGTGGTGGTTATAATTATAGATGTGAAAAATGTAAAAAAAACATATCTGCTAAAAAACTTGAACAAGCTATTCTAGACAAAATATTTTTAATGACTGAACTAGAAGAATTAAATAATAATGATTCACAAAATGAAAAGTATCAAGAAGAAATAAAATTACTGAAAAAAATAATAGCTAAAGACAAAAAAGAAAAAGAAAAAAATTTACTACTTTTTAAAAATGAAATTATAAATATTGAAGAATTAAAAAAAGAAATGGATAAAATATCTAATTCTATCATATCAAAAGAAAAAGAAATAAAAGAATTGGAAAAATTAATATCTAATAATAAATTAAATTTTGAAAAAAGCAATAACCTTAATTTATTAAAAGAAGTTGTAAAAAATATGGAAAATGAAGATAGAGAAGAGCTGAATAAACTTTTTAAACTTTTAATAGATAAAATTTTAATCCTTAACAAAAATGAAATAAATGTGTATAATAAAGAAATAAAAATAAGTATAAATATCAAATAG